GGTGCATCATTAAAAGATTATATTAATGACAAAGGTTCATGGAAATTTTTAGAAGAGTATAAAACTTTTTTAAATGAACATACTGCTTGGTATAGGCCTAGTAATCCAGAAAAAGTGTTATTGTGGCAACAGCAAATTGAAGTTAAGATAAATAATAGAAAGACGTCAAGAGGTCTCAAATCAAAAATACAAGGAGCATCGTTTGAAAAGAATGCTACTACAGGGGTAGGTGGTCCATGTACATATTTCTTTCATGAAGAAGCAGGAATTGCAAAAAACATGATGCAGACGTATGAGTATTTACGTCCTGCAATGTCTTCAGGTATGATGACTACCGGTCAATTTATTGCAGCAGGATCAGTTGGTGACCTTGAGCAATGCGGACCTTTAAAAGAAATGATACTAAATCCTAATGCAAATGACATATATTCTGTAGAAACTAACTTAATGGATGCTGATGGTACCATTGGTATGGCTGGGTTATTTATTCCTGAGCAATGGTCTATGCCTCCTTATATTGATAAGTTTGGTAATTCACTTGTAGAAGAAGCAATAGAAGCAATAAAAATAGAAAGGTCTAAATGGAAAAATGAATTAAGTGGTGAGCAATTCCAACTTAGAATATCACAAAAGCCTCTAAATATTTCAGAGGCATTTGCATATAGAAAAGAGTCTATATTTCCGCAAGGTATATTAAGTAAGCAACTTAAAAAAATTGAGGAAAAAGAGTATCCTTATGAGCTAATTGAATTAGACAGAGATAACACAGGCATAAAAGCTAAACGAACAAGGAAGATACCTATATCTACGTTTCCTGTTAATAAAAAAGAAATAGATAAAACTGGTTCTATAGTAGTTTGGGAAAGACCAGTAAAAAAGCCTTCGTTTGGAATGTACTATGGCTCTATTGATCCAGTATCAGAAGGTAAGACTACTACTTCAGATTCTTTGTGTAGTATTTTCATATATAAAAATGCAGTGGAAGTAACTAGAACTACAGTTTCTGGTGAGGTAGAGCAATTTATAGAAAAGGATAAGATTGTTGCTGCATGGTGTGGACGTTTTGATGATATAAATAAAACACATGAAAGATTAGAGATGATCATTGAATGGTATAATGCATGGACAATTGTTGAGAATAACATATCCTTATTTATACAACACATGATTGCAAAAAGAAAGCAACGATATCTTGTTCCTAAACAGCAGATACTTTTTTTAAAAGATCTAGGTTCAAATAAAACAGTATACCAAGAGTATGGATGGAAGAATACAGGTACTTTATTTAAAAGTCATCTTATATCATATGCTATAGAGTTTTTAAGAGAGGTAATAGATGAAGATCTTGATGAGAATGGAAACGTTATGACTAACACATTAGGTATAGAAAGAATACCAGACCCTATGCTATTAAAAGAAATGCTAGCTTATTATCCAGGTTTAAACGTGGATAGATTAGTAGCATTTGGCGCATTAGTTGCATTTGTTAGAATTCAACAATCAAATAGAGGTTATACTAAGAGACGTGAATCAGAAGACAATTCTTTGGTTAATTCAGAAAAATTCAGTAAATTAAAGTATAGTGGTCCTTTTAGAAATATAGGTCGTAATAAGGCTTTTGGTAGTTCTAAAAAAAGAAGATCTGGATTTAAAAATATAAAATAGACTAAATTGGTATGAGAGTATTAAATGCAATGCAATTAAAGGGTGGGGCTAAATCTGATGGTGGACCTACCTTTTCTAGTTTAACACAACCAGTTCAGTTTTTACCTTATAAAGAGAAAACTGATGATTGGGCTGCTTGGAATCTAGATTGGTTAGAATTACAAGGTATAGAATTCTTAAAGCTTAATTCAAGACGTTTGCTAAAAAATTACAAATTAGCAAAAGGAATCATTGACAAAACAGATTATATAGTTGAGCCAGATAATGACTATAAAGACTTAATGGATGTTTTAACTACAGAGAATGATTCTGCATTAGAGTTAAAGTTTTATCCTATTGTTCCAAATGTAATTAATGTATTAACAGGTGAGTTTGCTAAAAGATACTCTAGAGTACAGTTTAGAGCAATAGATGATGCATCTTATAATGAAATGCTTGATGCTAAAAAAGTTGAGATTGAAGAATCATTACTGGCTGATGCAGAAGCAAATCTAATACGCAAGATGATTGACATGGGTATGGATCCTGGATCTGAAGAAGCTCAGCAAAAATTATCACCAGAAGGATTAAAGTCATTACCTGAGATAGAAGATTTTTTTAGTAAGTCTTATAGAAGCATGGTAGAAGAATGGGCATCTCATCAACTTGCAGTAGATGAAGAAAGATTTAAAATGCAAGAGCTTGAAGAAAGAGGGTTTAGAGATATGCTTATAGCAGATAGAGAATTTTGGCATTTTAGAATGCTAGAAGATGATTATGATGTAGAGCTTTGGAATCCTTTATTAACTTTCTACCAGAAGTCTCCTGATCAAAGGTATATAGCTGACTCAAGCTATGTAGGTAAAGTTGATTTAATGACTGTATCAGACGTTGTAGATAAGTATGGATACTTAATGGATACTAGTCAACTAGAGTCATTACAAAAAATTTATCCAGCTAAATCAGCTCAATATCAAGTAAATGGTTACCAAAATGATGGTGCTTACTATGACGCAACTAGATCTCATGAGTGGAATACTAATAGCCCAGGTTTAGCATATAGACAGTTTACTAGTAACTACTGGAACGATCCAGCAGGAGGTGGTGATATTCTTAGTCAAATATTAGATGAGAATGAAGATGTATCTATGTGGGGTGAAGGAGATCTAATGAGAATAGCTACTATATACTGGAAGACTCAAAGGAAGGTTGGTCACTTAACTAAAATTGAAGAAGATGGCGAGGTAACACAGGAAATTATAGATGAAACATTTAAGAAGACTAAAAAGGCTATATATGATACATCTATATTTAAACAAAAAAGTAAAGAAAACTTATTACAAGGTGAGCACATAGATTGGATATGGATTAATGAAGTATGGGGAGGTGTAAAGATTGGTCCAAATTTACCTGCAATGTGGAGGTCTACAATGGGTGATAATATTAATCCTATTTATTTAGGTATTAACAGGACTAAACCTGGAAGACTTCCCTTTCAGTTTAAAGGTGATAATTCTTTATATGGTTGTAAATTACCTGTAGAGGGTAGAGTTTTTTCAGATAGAAATACTAGATCTACATCTTTAGTTGATTTAATGAAGGCTTATCAGGTTGGATATAACATGGTCAATAATCAAATTGCAGATATCTTAATAGATGAACTAGGTACTGTAATAATGTTTGATCAGAATGCATTACCACGTCACTCAATGGGTGAAGATTGGGGTAAAAATAACTATGCTAAAGCATTTGTAGCAATGAAAGATTTTCAAATGCTACCGCTTGATACATCTATAACCAATACTGAAAATGCAACTAACTTTAATCATTACCAGACTCTTAATATGGAGCAGACTAATAGATTAATGTCTAGGATTCAACTTGCTAATTATTTTAAACAACAGTGTTTTGATGCAATAGGTATAAACCCACAACGTCTTGGAGGGGCTGTATCAGCACAAACGGCTACGGGTGTAGTACAAGCAATGCAGCAATCATATGCACAGACAGAGATGTATTTTGTACAGCATTCTGATCATTTGATGCCACGTGTGCATCAGATGAGAACTGATTTAGCTCAGTATTACTATAGTACTAATCCAAGTATTAGATTGCAGTATATATCTACAGAAGCTGAAAAAGTTAATTTTACTATTAACGGTACAGATTTATTACTTAGAGATTTTAATGTATTTGCTACTACTAAAACTAATCATAGAGCAATATTAGAAAATCTAAAGCAAATGGCATTAACTAATAATACTACTGGCGCAAGTATATACGAGCTAGGTAATATAGTTAAAGCTACTTCAATTGCAGAAGTATCTGACATACTTAAAGACTCTGAAACTAGAATACAAAATCAAAGACAACAAGAAATGCAACAGCAACGTCAGATGCAAGAACAGCAACTTCAATCTAAAGCGCAAGAAGAGCAGCAAAAATTACAAGTTGAAATGTCTGAAAATGAAAAAGATAGGAGAAATGATGTACTGTTAGCTGAAATAAGAGCTGCTGGATTTGGATCTCAATCTGATATTAATCAGAATCAAGAATCTGATTATCAAGATGCTATGAAGAACATAAGAGAATCTACTCAGTATAGAGAGCAAATGAATTTTAAACGCCAGGAAAGTGCAACTAAATTTTCTCAAGAAAATAACAAACTTGCTGTTGAAAGGGAAAAGATTGCAGCCTCTAAACAGATAGCTGATACCAAGCTTCAAATTGCAAGAGAAAATAAAAACAAGTATGATATTAAAAATAATAAGGATAAAAAGTAAGTGTTAGCTATATATTGCTTAAAAGTTTATTTTTATTAAAATATTTTAAGTTTAACTTGTTGATTATCTAAACAACATTTCTTATATTATATGTATAAGAAGTATTAATATATTAAAACCAATATAATTATGAGTACAACAACAGAAACACAACCTGTGAAAAGTAAAGTAGAACAGAATGTAGATATTAATTTAGATGAAATATTTAACGCTGCTCCAAGCGGTGCTGATATGATTCAAGATAATAAGTCTCAACATAAAAATATTTTTTCAGGGTTAAATGAAAAAGCAGATATGTCATTTGCTGATCCTGATAATGATGACGCAACTGATGTTTTAAGTAAACTAGAGGAAAAAGAAGAAAAAGAGGAAGAAAGTAATGAAGAGTTAGTTGACGATAAAGCAGAGAAAAAAGTTGAAGGAACATCTATAGATGAAGTATTTGGTGATGTTAGTGAAGAACAGGAAGAAGAGGTTAAAGAAAAAAGAGGTAGAAAGAGTATATCAGGAATATCTGATGTGTTTTCTAAGCTTATTAAAGATGACAAGATTGTACCATTTGATGATGAAAAATCATTAGATGACTATAGTGCAAAAGACTGGGAAGAACTAATTGAAGCTAACTTAGAAGAAAAAGCTAATCAGGTAAGACGTGAAACTCCAAAACAGTTTTTTGAAAGTTTACCTCAAGAACTTCAGATAGCGGCTCGTTATGTAGCTGATGGTGGAAAAGACTTAAAAGGTTTATTTACTACATTAGGTCAAGTAGAAGAGACAAAGACTATTGATATTAAAACAGTAAATGGTCAAGAAAGAGTTATAAAAGAATATTTAAGTGCTACTGGTTATGGTACTGCTGAGGATATTCAAGAAGAAATAGAAATTTGGAAAGATTTAGGTAAGCTTGAAACTCAAGCTAATAAGTTTAAACCAAAATTAGATAAGATGCAAGAGAAGGTTGTTGTACAAAAACTTGAAGAACAAGAGCTTAAAAAGAAACAACAAGAAAATGCATCTCAAGAGTATATGAAGAATGTGTATGAAACATTAAAAGAAGGTAAGCTAGGGGATATTAAAGTTGATAGAAAGACACAAGCCATGTTATACAATGGTTTAGTTCAACCTAATTATCCTTCAGTAAGTGGCCGTAATACTAATTTACTAGGTCACTTATTAGAAAAATATCAGTTTGTTGAGCCAAACTATTCATTGATATCAGAAGCATTATGGTTACTGCAAGATCCTGAAGGATATAAATCTAAAATAATGGATAAAGGCGCACAAAAGAGTGTTGAAAAAACTGTTAGAAAATTAAAAAGTGAACAGTCAAATATAGGTGGTGCATCATTAGGTGTTAATGAGGCAGAGAAAAATAATAGCAGAAGTTCAAAAAGAAAAATCAAAAGACCAAGTAATATATTCAAGCGGATTTAATTAAACAGATTAAATATATAAATTTTAAATTAATTATTAATAACAAAAACAATCAAAAATTATGGCAACTCCAGTTTTAAATAATGGGATTTTCCTACGTGATACAAGCTATAAAGCTAGTTCACATGTTGATTCTTATCACCTTACTCAAATGCTCGGTAACCCTGAGCCTATGGATATGGGACCAGTTGATTTATGGGCAATGACTCAGAAGGTAGAAATGCCTTTATATCAAATGGCTTCTTTTGGTGGAAAGAATACTATCATGGTGGATAACGCTAGAGGTGAGTATAAGTGGCAAACTCCTATTGCACAAGATCTTCCTTATGTTGTAGCTGACATCGAACCAGCTAATGCTAATAAAGGTATAGATGGTACAACATTTAAGATCAAGATTAACAAAAGAACTTTTGGACACGGTGACATTATTACTTATGATAAGTATAATGGACTTGAACTTTACATTACCGCTGATGATATTTTACCAGCTGGTGACGGTTTTATTTACACTGTTCAATTAGTTAACAACAACAATACGGCTATCTTAGATAATAAGTATTTAGCTAAAGGTACTAAGTTCTTCAGAAAAGGTTCTGCAAGAGGTGAGTACGGAGAAAGATTCTCTGATATTGAAACAGGTTCTGGTTTCCGTGAATTTTACAATTTTGTAGGAGGAGCAGAAGCACACGTACACTATTCAATTTCTTCAAGAGCAGATTTAATGATCAAAGGCGGTTTAAATGCTGATGGTACTGTACCTGTAACTGAGATCTGGAGAAACTTTAATACAGATCCAAACAATCCATCTGTACCTAGTATTGAAGGATTAGTTGCAAGTATGGGTAAGGCGGGTGCTAGAGAGGCATTTGAGAATGGAACTCTTACAAGAACTTTCATTACAAATATGGAAGCTGCTCACTTATCTAAAATTGCTACAGATATTGAAACTTACTTGATGTGGGGTAAGGGTGGTAGAATTAAACAAGATGGACCAGATGATATTAGATTATCTGTAGGTTTATGGTCACAGTTAGATAACTCTTTCAAAAGAGTATATAACAAGTCATCATTTACTCTTGACATGTTTAAGTCTGAACTTTACAACTTCTACCAAGGTAAAGTTGAGTTTAAAGGGCCAGATCCACAAAGATCACTTGTTGTACAAACAGGTATTGGAGGTATGCAATTAATCAACAAAGCAATTGCTGATGAAGTGTATGGTTCAGGTTTAGTTCAAAATGCATCTGATATTGGAGCTGTTAAAGGTTCTGGTATGGATTTAGATTATGGTTTTGCTTATACAAGCTTTACTATTCCTTTCTTAGCTAATGTTAAGTTTGTATTGAATCCAGCATTTGATAACTTAAATACAAATGATATTGAGAATCCATTAATTGATGGTAGACCTCTAAGTTCATTTAGCTTTATTATATTCGATGTAACTGATGAAGGAAATGACAACATACACTTGTTGAAACTTTCTTGGGATAATCAACTTAAGTGGTTCTATCAAAATGGTACGATGGATTACATGGGAAGAACTCAAGGGTTTGCTTCTACTGGTCAGTTTAATGGATATAGAGTTTATATGACTCAGACGATGCCTGCAATTTGGGTTAAGGATCCAACTAAAGTTCTTAAAATTGTAATGAGAAACCCTGTAACAGGAGGATCATTCTAGAACAAATGATTAAAGGGGAGGGGTTAATCTTCCTCCCTTTTTTTTTAATCTTTAAAACAAATAATCATGGGAAAGCCCAAGCAAGTAAATAAATTAAGTCAGAAGTTTGAAAGCGCTGCATATGAAGGAGTAACAAGAGCTCAAACAGGCAATGCTAGATTATTACATGTAAATGAAGTTATCAGTTGGATTAGAGATCTTGCTGATTCTACTACATATACTGATGAAGCTGCTGCAAAAGCTGATGGATTAGTAAAGGGAGATCTTTATATTCAAACTGGTAATGGAGCAATTAATGTTGTATTGACAACATAGTCAAAAGACTTTAGCAAGACTTAACATCTTGCTTTAGAAATATTAGTAATAATAGAGTATACATTAAGATGTATAATTTGACTATAGTAATAATTATTAATTTTTAAAAACCAAAGGATGGAAGATTACACAATTGTAGAAAAGTATCAACACACAAAGAAGAATAGCACTATTGCTATAAGACCCTATTTTAATCCTGATAAGGAAAATATGGGTCTTGAGCATTATGGTTTATCATTACATGATGGAGTGTTTCATCAAGAGTCTTTAGCTTGTTTAGAAATGAATGGGGTAAAAAGGTATATTACTGGATTAAATGAATTTGATCCTAAAGTAAAAATGTTACCACCTAAAGAAAAGAAAAAAAAGATTGAAGAAATTAGAAGGGTTGTTTCAGAACTTGAGGCAGAGTTAGCTGCTAATGTTGTTGATCCTTCTGATAAAGATTTTTGGAATAAACTAACTGTAATGAAACCTGATAATTCTAAATTTTGGGATAAGATTTCATTAAGATGTGGAAACGATCCAGTTTTTTTAGATTCTGAAGTAGATCCTTATGATAAGATTAAGCTATATGCTATAAGAGCAGGAGGATTTTCTATTGTTGCTAGTTCATTGAAGGATGCTAAGAAGTCACAAAATAATCCTAAATTTTATTTAGATACTGTTGAAGAAACACTTACAACAAGAACTGAGCTTACTAAGTTAAAAAATAAAGCTTTATCAGCACTACAAAATCTATATGATGGCAACCCTACAAAATTAATGTATGTAGCTAAAGTAGCTGATGTTGACAGTGTACAGTATACTAAAAATACTCCTAATGATATAATGTATGAAAATATGGATGCATACATAAATGGTAATGGGGCTGAGTCAAATAAAAAAAGAGCTGCAAGACAGTTTTTAGATGTTTCTAGTTTAGAAATGCAAGAGTTAAAAATTAGATCTTTAATTAAAGACGGACTATACTATAGATTTATAACAACAAAAGCTGGTGGATGGATTGAACCTATTGACAGTGGTGTTAGAATGGGTAAAAGACCATCAGAAGTTTTTGAATTTTTAATGAAGCCTGATAATGAAGATCAACTTCTTTCATTAATGGATAAAGTTGAACCATACTGGAATTCATAAATATTATAAATAATGGAAAATAATACACTCTTAATTAAATTAAAGCAAAGGCTTAATAAGCTTGATAGCAATGACTATGATAATATTGAGTGTTGGCAGTTTGTTGAAGCTTTTAATAAAGCTCAAATTGAGTGGTGTAGGAGAAACTTACATGGTGGAAACATGTATAAAGAGGGTGATGAGCTTTCTAAAAAAAGAATAGATGATTTACAACCATTACTTAGAGAGTTAAGCCTAACGGGTGTTGAGTCTGATGACTACTTTGAATCTGACAATTTTCCAGTAGATACATATTTAGAATTTAAAAAGGTAACTGCTAAAGGAAAAGATGATTGTTGTTCTGCTAGATCTATGACAGTTTATTTAGCTGAAGAAGCTAATGTTTCATTATTATTAAGAGACCCTTTGAAAAATCCAAATTTTGATTGGGGGGAAACATTTTGCACAATGTTAAACAATACTATAAGGATATATAGAACTAGTAATTTTAATATTGTTAACCCTACTTTAACTTACTATCAGAAACCTACTTTAATACAAGTTGAGGGATGTGTTGATCCTTATACAGGTAATATTAGTTTAGTAAATGTAAATTGTGAATTTAAAGATGATTTAGTAGAAGTTATGTTAGATGATACAGCTGCTTTAATTGCTGGAGATATAGAAAATATATACCAACAGCAAAGAGGTACTCAAGCAGCAGAAAGAAATAATTAACTTATACTTTTAAATAAAAAATGTGTATATTATTATAGTAACAAGGATGTTACAAGCAGAGTAAACTGTTAAAATCTTTATATATAACCGGTGAAGGTAATGGTCTTCACATAAATATTAATAAATATGGCTTATTTTAATCATGCGTTTAACAAAACGTTTATTGCAGATAGCACGCTGGATACAGCTGGTACTGCAACAAGTGCACTTACTGCCGGCCAAGTGGCTCTAGTAAGTGATCAAACTTGGGCATCAGTAGCATTACCTGGAGCACCTGCTGCAGGATCACTTGCTTATGTAGTTCAAGGATCATTTTACACTAAAGATACTATTGGGAATAACCCAGGTAACGGAGGGTACAAAGAATCTGTAAAATCTAAAGGTATTAACCCAAGATACATTACAAGATTATGGCAAGCAAATTGCCTTACTGCATCTCAAGCAACAGCTAGTCTTTCATTAGCTTCTGATTGTGCACCATGTGGTAAAACACAATTTATGAGAATTGATGTAAAGGGATCTCCTGCATTAAGATTCTTAAATCACAATGCATATGTAATTGCTGACTCAGCTAATGTATGTTGTATTGATGGACAAGACTTTATTGATCCTACAGTAGTTGTAGGTGCTATGTCTGAAATGGCTCTTGCAGATCCTTTAATTAAACCATTTGTTGCTGAAGGTAACTTAATGGGTGTTGAGACTGCAACTCTATCTGGTGGTGTAGGTTATTCTGTTACTACTGGAGCTGCTAGTGCTACTACTACTGTTGCTCCTGCTGGAGGAACTGGAGCTGCAATTAACATTTTAACTGTAAGTGGAACTGGAGTAATTTTAACATTTAGTTTTGCTTCTGCTGGTAAAGGTTATGCTGTTGGTGATGTTTTAACTGTTGTTCAATCAGGTTCTACAACTGATGCTACTTTGACTGTTACTGCTGTAACTGCTGGTGGTGTAATTACTAATTCAACTACTGCTGCTGGTGTAGTGACGCAAGGTGTATACACTATTGCTCAAGCACAAGGTAAAGCTGCATCTGGAAACTATGTTCCTTCTACTGATCCTAATGGAGCTGTTAAAGTAACTGCTACAGTTGAATTTGTAGGAGCTTATGTTGACACAGTATTTGGCAACTGTTCTTTTGATACAAGAGATCATTATAATGCAGAGCCTGTTGAGATTATTGTTTCTCAATTAGATGAAACTGGTAATCCATGTAATGACTGTGGTGTTGCTACAAGAACTCCAGGTTCAATGCAACAAACTCAAGGTGAAGAAGTAATTAGAGAGTTAATTATGTCTGAAAGATACCGTCAATCTCCTTATAACCAAGGAAATGCTGATAGTGCAAGGTTTAGAGAAATTGAAATGTCTGATGAGTTATTATCTGCTGTAGATAGAACAGCTACTTATAAAGCTTATTATATTCAACACTCTGTACCTAGATTTAATAATCCATCTGGAGTTTTTGATAATGATCAGTACATATATAAGATTTATGTAAAATGTTCTGATGCTGCTGCTCAAACTCAAGTTGAGAAGTTAATGAATGCTTTATCTGCATGGGCAACTTCAACAGGTAATGCTGTTCCAGTTGAAGTAAATGCTTATTGGTAGTATTTACATTATATAGTTTTTATATTAGAGCAGAAGGTAAATCTTCTGCTCTTTTTATTTTATATTCTATTTAATTTTTGTATATTATCTATATAGCAAAAGCAATATAGAATATGGCCAGTAAACATATATTAAGTTTAGAAATACCTACAGTTTCAAACTGTGATTTATTATGTATTAAAGATACAAGTCAATATAGCAGTGAGCTTGCCGTTGACTGTGAGGAGTTATTGATTACTCTTCCTGGGTTTAGTGTACCTGTTCTTATAGATGTAGATAAAAGTTTTGACATGTGTTTAACAGCATGTACACTATCATTACAAAAAGAAAATTGCGGTACAGTTCAAGATAAGATTCCTGATGGAATATATATTATAAAGTATAGCGTTTCACCAAATTCTAAAGTATATGTAGAGTATAATCATTTAAGAGTTACAAGACTTTTAACAACTTATTATGAAGTACTGTGCGATTTAGAAGTTCAAGCCTGCCAGCCTAATTCAGAGAAGCAAGCATTACTTGCTGAGATGAGTTATATAAAGACTATTATTGACGCTGCTATTGCAAATGTAGAATATTGTCAATCATCAGCCCATGGTATGCAATTATATAACTATGCAAAAACAAGATTAAATAAAATATCATGTCCATCAGGTAACTGTGGATCAAGTTCAACATATTTAGTATAAACCAAATATTATGTCAAACTGTGCATATTGCAATAAAAAATTTACATGTGGTTGTCAAAAAGTTTCATTAGGTAATGGAGTAGTAATTTGTAAAGCATGTAAAACCAAGAATAATAATCTAAATCAAAATTTAGCAAAACAAAAAATAAAAGATTTAGTAAATAGACAACATGGCTAAAGCAATAAGATCATATTCTAATGAAGAACAAGTAAAAGAATTAGCTCTACTTAAAAGAATTAAGGTAGAGCAAACTTTTGCTCAGCAAGTATATACAAACTTTCAATCTGTTAGATTTGGGATAGGATCTTGCTGTTATACAGATATGGAACAAGCTGTATTACGAAAGAGTATATGTGATTGGCAAAACGCAGCAAGTTTTAAAGTTGTTGTTGCTACAGATACAGCTGGTGTATTTGTTGAACCTTTGGCAAAAGTTAACTTAAAAGCAAGCGTAAGTTGTCCAGAGACACCTACTAGTGTTTGTACAATCTTAGATTTAGAGGGTATTATAGCTGATACAGGAACTTACTCACAATGTTTTGAGCAAGCATCAGATACATGGACTATAACGCATAATTTAGGATCATATCCTTCTGTTACTGTAGTAGACAGCGCAAATACAGTTGTGGTAGGTAATGTGGATTACATAAGTTCACAGCAATTAGTTGTAACATTTAATGCATCATTCTCAGGGTGTGCGTTTTTAAATTAATAATAAATAAAATATAAAGGTAATGGCAGTAAGATATTTAACTGGTCTAAATGTATCCGGAAACATAAATTTAAACAGCAATCAATTACAGAATGTAGTTATTCAACCTCTTGGTGCTGATCCTGCAGGAATTGCGGGTAAAATATATTATAACTCTGGTACTAATAAACTTAAGCTGTACGATGGTACAAATTGGGTAGATTTAGCAACAGGTGCATCTTCAAATACTACATATGATTTATCAGGTATTGGTTCAACAAATGGAACAGCAGGTGTAAGACTTGCAGGATCAGATGCAACTAATGATGATGTATTAATTGTAGGAGCAGGTACAGTAGGAGTAACTAGAAGTGGTAATACACTTACAGTTACAGGAACTGATTCAGCAGCTGGAACAGTTACAGACGTGGCTGGAGGTACAGGAATTACTATCACAGGTACATCAACTGTAACGCCAACTGTTAATATTGACTATGCTGGAACAGATAATATTATACTAGCAGCATCTGACGGAACAGCTATAACATTAACAGCAACTGATAAAATTTTATTTAATGATGCTACAGATAATAGTGCTAAATTTGCAAACTTATCTCAAGTAGCAACTTATATTAATGCAGGTGCAGGTACTGTAACAAGTGTAGACGGATCTGGTGGAAGTACTGGATTGACATTAACTGGTGGAGCTATAACAACAAGTGGTACATTAACTTTAGGTGGAACACTAGCAATAGGTTCTGGTGGTACTGGTTTAACAACTTATACAACAGGAGATATACTATATGCTTCTAATAGTACAACACTAGCTAAATTACCTATTGGTTCAACAGGACAAGTATTAAAAGTAGCATCAGGAATACCATCATGGGCAACTGATCAAAACTCTGGAGGTACAGTAACAAGCATTACTAATGCAGCAGATAGTGGTACAGGTACAGCAATTACAGGAGCTGGTACATTTACTTATACAGGTGGAACAAATATTACAACTTCAGTAAGTGGCACTACAGTTACTATTAATACTAGTGCAACAACTAATGTGGGTACAGTTACAAGTGTAACAGCCGGAACAGGTATGACTCAGTCGGGTACCTCTACAATAAACCCTACATTAAATGTTATTGGAGGAGCTGGTATATTATCTTTGGCAAATAATATAGAAATTGATTATACTTCCACAGGTATTATAAATGACGCTAACTCAGGAACAAGTATTACTTTAGTTGATGCTGATGAATTCTTATTTGAGGATGTTAGTTCCACAGCAGGTACAGCGGTGAAGAGAGGTACTCTTAGTCAATTAAAAACTTATATAGGAGGGAGCGATACTACATACACATTACCTGTTTCAGCAGGTGGTGCTAACTCAGCCATTATAACTTTAGACGCAAGTGCAGGAACTGATAGTACAGTTACTTTTAATGGTACTACAAATGAAATTGAAATTACAGAATCGGTTGGAAACAACGGTAGTATTACTGTTGGATTACCTGATGATGTAACTATAACAAGTGATTTAACAGTTGGAGATAACCTTACACTTACTGGTGGTAACTTAAGCGTAACAGGTACGGGGTCATTCACGGGTCAGGTAACAGTACCACTTGCTACCGCTGCTTCAAGCGCTCCAAATCTAGGGCAAGTAGAATTACTTATTGCTGGTGTTGGTATATTTCAAGGATCATATAATGCCAACACAAACTCTCCAGCATTAGAAGGAGCAAGTAACATAGCTCTTAACACAGGAGATTATTTCGTAGTTTCAGTATCAGGTAGCTTCTTAGGGGAAGCAGTTGAGCCAGGAGATTTCATATTTGCTAATAATGACATAACAGCGGGATCTTCTCCTGCATTGAGTAACTACACTGTTGTACAAGCAGATGCCAACATAGCAGGTGCTAATACATCAGACGGAGCAACACAAAAGGGTGTTGCTGGTTTTGATAGTGCAAACTTTGATGTAACTCCAAATGGTTGGGTTCAGTTGAATAGCAACCTTAGTTTTGCAGGTACATATCCATCAACTACAACAAATACTTGGGATGTTGCTCATGGTTTAGGTACAAGAGATGTAATGGTGCAAGTATATGAAATATCAAGTGGTGATACAGTTTATGTTGATGTACTAAGAAAACCAAATTCACCGTTTGATTTAACATTATCTACATCAACAAGTCAAGCTGCTAACACATTAAGGGTATTAGTAACTAAAATAGGATAATAACATAATTAAAGGATGGTGATTTTTAATATCTTTTTATATCTTTAAAATTAAAAGAAATGACAACAACTTATAACTGGAACTGCAAGACAGTAGATGCATACCCTCTAATTGGAGAAGACCCAGATGTGGTGTACAACGTACACTGGATAGTAACGGGTGTATCAGACCAACTAGACCCGCAGGGTAATCCCTATCAGGCTAGGAGTATTGGTACTCAGGTGTTAAGCACGGATGACATTACAGACTTTATTCCCTTTGAAGACTTGACAAACGAAATTGTTGTTGAGTGGACTAAGGGTGCAATGGGGGAGGAAGAGGTTGCTTCTATTGAGGCTAATATACAGTCTCAGATTAATTTGTTAATCACTCCAGCATCAGTGACACTTACTGTAGGTGGAGAACCAGAGCCACCAGAGCCACCTGTAGAAGAAGAACCAGTAGAGGAAGAGCCAGTAGAGGCTGAACCAGAGGAGGAGATATAATACCAACCTATAAAATACAATACAATTTAATACCCTATGGCAATTAGATTTTTAAACAGTCAGTCTATTGATGGAGAGCTTACGGTAACAGGTAACGTGGGTATTGGAACTACAAGTCCAAATTCTAGGTTGGAAGTTTCTGACACCTTTCCTGTGCTGAGACTAACAAATGAATCTTCCACTTCTACAATAGGAGACGTTGTTTCTTCTATTGAGTTTTATAACTCAGACACTTCAGGTAATTATCCTGCTGTAGGGGCAGCTATTAAATCAATAAATGAATCTGCTTTTGGAAATGCGAATGCTTTAGGATTCTTTACTAATTCAGACTCCGCTAGTGAAAGTGAACATATGCGTATTAATTCATCAGGCAACGTAGGTATAGGGACAACAAGTCCTTTATTATCCTATGGTGGTAAAGGGTTACAGATTCAGAATACAGATACTGCTGGATTACGCCTTACTGACACTACTGGTGCTGACTTTGATATATCCGCTAGGTCTGGTGATGTTCTTTTATATGAAGGGGAAGGAAACCCTATTAGAATTGGCGTTGGTGGTAGTGAGAAGATGAGAATTCAAAATGATGGGTATGTAGGAATAGGAACTACTACCCCTGGTTATCTTCTTGATGTACAAGCTGTTACTGATCCTTCTATTAGAGTACGTTCTTCAGGTACAGGATCTTCAGATGATGCCTTAGTTAGAATAAGAGTTGGGGGAACTACTGCATCTAGCATTGTTGCCTTTGGGGATTCTTCATCAAGTACTAGAGGACAGATTAAATATACACATAGTGTTGATGCTATGCGTTTATATACAGCAGGAGCTGAACAAGTACGGATAGACTCTAATGGAGACGTGGGTATAGGGAGTACAAATCCCATAGCTAAATTATATGTAGATGGTGGAATATTAGGAGGCACTGCAGGAGATGAGGTAGCTTTGCTTAGTTTAAAAACTACAAATAATAACACTGATACTTTACAATTTACATCCGAGAGATTAACCACAGGAACAGATTGGACTCATGCAGCACAAAGAATACAGAGAAAGATAGATACTACCTTAATGGGGTATATGCAGTTTGGATCTATGAATGATGATCTGATTACGTTTGGTGAGGGTAATACTGAACGAATGCGTATTGATGGGGATGGCAACGTAGGTATAGGGAATGCAAGTCCTGAAAATATACTACATGTTGAAAAAGCAAATCCAATTATTTTCGTTCAAGATACTGACACATCTCTTTCAACTACAGAGGCATATATTAAATTCAGTGGATCTCAAAGTTCAGCAGCAGGTGGTGGTTTTAGAACAGATATAGAAAAGGCTATCGGATATAAAAACGATAGTTTAGTTTTTGAAGATGGGGGTACTGAAAGAATGCGTATTGATTCATCAGGTAACGTAGGAATAGGAACTACAAGTCCTAATAGCGAGTTGCATATTGCAAGTGGAAACCCTGTATTAACATTGCAGGATACAAATTCAAACGATCCAAATGCTGTAAAAATAGAATTCACTGATCAAATCAATGATGTACATGCAGAAATTGGATTGACGGCTGGAAATTCAGGTGCTTTAAATATTAAAAATAATTACAAGGCTATTGATTTTTATACTGGGACGTCAGGTACTTCAACCCTAGCAATGCAGATTGATGATAATGGTTTTGTTGGTATTGGAATTACGAATCCTACTGCCACACTTCATGTTAATGGTGGGCTAAGGGTTTCTACAGTAAATGAAGCGACAACATATTCAGCAGATAAGTTTTTAGTTTCTGACGCTGAAAATGTTAAGTATGTAGATGCAGTACAGTTAGCTAGTCTTATTGACCCGTATGTTACTGGCGGAGGTAAGTTTGTAGATGGTACAGACACTAACGATGCAGTATACACCACAGGTAATGTAGGGATAGGAACTACTTCTCCTGATTCATTATTACATATATCACAAGGAGTTAACAGTACTGCAACAAACTTAATAATAGAGAATACAGACACTAGTATATTAGACACAGAAGACTTAGCTAAAATAGAATTTAAATCTAATGATGCTAGTACTGGTGGTGTGGGTGTAGCAGCTTCTATAAGGACTGTTGCTGAAAGTGCTGGAACTTTGTACGGAGTAGGATTTAATACTAAGGCTGGGACAGCAGAGACTGAAAAGATGCGTATTACCGCATATGGTAATGTTGGTATTGGAATAGTTACTCCAAATGATAAGCTTGAAGTAGTTGGTGCTATTAATGCTAAGGCAGGCTTTGGTTTCAAGTTAGGTAACTCAAATGAAACAGCTATAGGTAAATGGTATAACACATCAGGTGTAAATTACTTAGAAGGTGATGCTAGTAGAAGTTTTCAAATTGGCAGTGTAACTAATGGGGTTAATGTTAGATTTGATAATGTTAATAATCGTGTAGGTATAGGGACTACAAGTCCAACTACTGAGTTAAATGTAAAAGGTGATATTACTATTACAAATGCAAACGGCACTAATCCAACAGACGCAGGAAATTTATATTTTGCTGAATCAGGTACTTCTTGGGGTAGTAGCATTTACGGATTTAGAATTAATCTTCAGGGAGTTAATAATACACTAAATTTTCAGTCAGCAAGTACAACTACTGTTAGAGATATTATAACTTTAACTAGAGACACTGCATACGTAGGGATAGGAACTACGAGTCCTAGTACTCTTTTAGAGATTGCCTCAGGTAATTCAGGTGGAGATGCGGCACTAGATTCACCAACATTTAGAATTAACAACACAACTGATTCTGCTGATTGGGATGTTGACGATGTTGTTGGAAGTATAGAATATTACTCATCTGATCCAGGAGGAAATGCGCCTTATGTAACATCATTTATAAAAAGTGTAAACGAAAACGATAGTGGTACATTACCTAGTGGTGCTTTGACATTTGGTACAGCTGCTTATAACGCAATAGGTGGGGCAATAGAGAGATTAAGAATAACAGACGATGGTGACGTTGGAATAGGAATTACAATTCCTGATCAGCGTCTTGATGTACAAGATACTACCAGTACTTCTATCAGAGTAAAGTCTACAGGTACAACAGCTACAGATAATGCTTTTCTTAGACTAGAAATTGGAGGAACTACTGCAACTAATGCAATTGCATTTGGAAGTGCTAGTAATGCTTTTCAGGGTCAAATTAGATATGTACACCAGACAAATTATATGTCTTTCCATGGTAATGGAAACTTAGAAAGAATGCGTATAGACTCTAGTGGGAATGTAGGTATAGGAACTACAAGTCCATCTAGTACATTGTCAGTAAATGGAGTTTATACAGGAGAGTATCCTGTAGACAGTGGATTGAATAACGTAGTTATGGGTGTAAGCAATGCAGGATCTATAACAACAGGAGTGGAAAACTTCATCGTAGGTCAGGGAAACTTAACCCTAGCAACATCAATAAATCGCAGTACTGTATCAGGACAGGATAACGCAAAGTCAGTGTCTAGTAGTTCCTATAATACTTTCTTTGGCTATGGAAATATGTACTCTAATACAGGTGCAACATCTTACAACTTTATGGCAGGGTATAATAATCTATATAGCTCTATAGGTGCTATAACGGACAACGTTATAATAGGTAGAGAAAATGGATATACTGCTGCACTTGTAGCTAACAACGCAACTCTTTTAGGTAGAGAAAATGGATACAATGCATCAAGCGTGGGTTCATGTACTCTGATAGGGTGGAGGAACTGCTACGATAATACTAATGCATTAAATCAAAACAATATAATAGGTTATGGAAATTTGTATCACGTAGATAATGCTATAGTTTATAATAGTGTTATGGGATATCAAAACGCATATAACGCTACAGATGTAGACTATTGTAGTTTGTTTGGATTCAGGAATGCATTCGATGCAGGCAACTTAGATTACACTACTTTATTTGGTAGAGATAACGGATATAATTCTAGTAGTATTACTTACACTATAATGTCAGGTTATGGGAATGCTACGAATGTTGCGTCTACTATTAAAGAATCCGCACTATTTGGTAGACAAAACGCAGAGAATGGAGACGATATACAATATAGTATTTTGTCAGGTGGTGATAATGCTAAAGAGGCTAACTTTATAAGATACTCTTCTGTATTTGGGAAAGATAATGCATTGAATGCTAATCAAGTACAGTACTCTCTAGTGTCAGGACAGAGTAATGCATACACTACTACAGATACTATTAATTATTCTATGTTAGTAGGTTATCGGAACGGATACGCAGCAACAGTATCACTTGACAATACTATACTACTAGGGTTTGAGCAAGGATACTCTGTAGGATCACAAGGTGCAGCGGATTACAGGTTAGCTATTGGAATGTACAGAGATAATCCTCTAATATATGGAGAGTTTGATAGTGAGGTTTTGAAAATTAATGGAAGTCTAACAGTAACGGATAGAACAGGTGCAGCTGCTACTAAGAGTGCATTCTTTGATAGTACTGGGCAGTTAATAGAAGGTGACCCTGCATCTACAATATCATTTGCTATAAGTGATGAAACTTCAGACTTAACAGTAGGTCAAGGTAAATTAGTATTTAGAATGCCGTATGCAATGACAATAACTGATGTTAGAGCAAGTGTAACAACCCCACCAACAGGGAGTACAATAATTGTAGACATTGAGCAAGGTGGATCATCTATTTTTACTACAAACTTATTATCTATTGATGCTGGAGAAAAGACAAGTACCACAGCAGCTACACCACCTAATATAACTACAACAGCATTAAATGACGATGTAGAAATTATAGTTAATATTGACCAAGTAGGATCAACTGTGGCAGGAACAGGATTAAAAGTTTATTTAATAGGTACAAGGGCATAAATTATGAAGGCAGTATTAATAAGGAAGTCAACACAGGAATTGATAAAAAAAGATCAGTATCCTAACTTATACATAAATCCAGTTGTAGGTTTAGACGCAGACCTAGAATGGTTATTAGTTGTAAATAAACCAAAACCTACTTACGACTCTGCTACACATAAATTAGTTCAACTACCAGAACAGATAACAGATATACCTCACAAAGAGTATGCGCACTTAAATCAATATGTTATAGAATCAGTAGCAGTAGAAATGACTCCAGAAGAAATAGAGAGTTATAGCTTACCTAGCCCGTATACCGTAATGCAAGAGATGTATAAAGAAGATGGTATACAATTATTTGATGAGTTTTTTGTTAAGGTAGAGACCGAACGTGCAAGTAATAGTATTTCAGAAGATGACATTGACAATTTAACAGAGCTAATGTATTCTAGTATAGAACCACTTTATAGAGGAGTATGGAGAATTGTTGGTACTAAATTAGATCAGTTGCAAGAACCAACAGATCAAACTGCGTTAGTTTTATTTAATTGGATAAAGGATAAAGTGTCTGATTATATAAATATTAATTATTAAATGAATATAGTTAACCCACATATACTTACACCACCAGTAGATACTTCTTTAAAGATGGAGTTTAGGACTACAGCAGCTAACACAACTGTATATTTACCTATTAACACAAGTGACACTAGCGGTAAGCTAGTATTTGATGATGGTACTTCTGATATAATTGGGAGTGCAAATTATGCATCTCATACTTTTGCAAGTGCTGGTGATTATGTCATTAAATATTATGGAACTGCAAGTAGTATAAAATGGAGCAGCACTACTGCAGGATCAGTATCGAAGTTGATAAGGATTTTAGATTGGGGAATAACTGGAGCAACATCTGCAAAGTTAAACTATTGCTCCACTTTATTATCTGTTGCGGGAAACTTAGAAAGTACTACCACTAGTTTGTATCAGTGTTTTTCTAATCAAACCGGTAATGTAGATGTAAGTTTATTAGATACTAGTAATGTTACTGATTTTAGTAGGATGTTTTTTAGTGCTGTTAACGCAACACCTGACACAAGTGGGTGGGATACTAGTAGTGCAGTGTATATGAATAACATGTTTTATAATGCTACCAACGCAAATCCTGACACAAGTGGATGGGACACAAGTAATGTGACAAGAATGCATTGGATGTTTACGTATGCTTATGCCGCAAATCCTGACACAAGTGGATGGGACACAAGTAATGTGACAAATATGTCTTATATGTTCTATACTAACAGTACATCAAGAACTGCAGCAAATCCTGACACAAGTGGGTGGGATACTAGCAATGTTACTAATTTTAAACAAATGTTTTATAGAGCAAGTCTTGCTGATCCAGATATGAGTTCATGGAACTTTAGTTCTGCTACAAACTACAATAATATGTTATATCAGAGTGGATTATCTACAGCTAACTACAATGGATTTTTAAACAAGTTAAATTCAGACAGAGTTACTTATTCATTAACTGGTAGGGCAATAGGAGATATTCCATCCACATATACTACAGCAACAAGCGGAGCAGCAAGAACTGCGCTATTGGCTAATAGTTGGACTTTTACTGACGATGGTGGAGTTTAAGTAAAAATTTATTATATTTACATTACTATTAATTAAAATCAACATAACATGTCAAAAAAAGCTAAAAAAATTACAGCTAAAGAATTAGCTGAAGTTAAAGAACTTCAAAATAACATTAACACATTACTTATGAATATTGGTAATGCTGAACTAGTTAAAAATCAACTTGTTTCTAAACATGCGGAGTTACAAAAAGATTGGTCTGCTATTAGCAAATTACTAGAAGACAAGTATGGTTCTGTAAATATTAGCTTAGAAGATGGTGTAATATCTCCATTAAAGGAAGAAGCTTCTTTAGAAAAGGTTTAATAGTTATTCTTATAAGTGCTTGCAATTTTTTTTAAAACAAGGTATTAACTTGCTTGGTTTTAATTTTTTTTGTATATTATAAGTGTATAGTTTGTAATAGAACTATGCATTATATTAAAATAAAGCATTTATGATTCCAACAAATTCAAGTGCCACCACAAATGGATGTGATAATATATCTTCTAATTGTGTAATATGGCAAGGCCCTGATATTTCTTGTATAGATTTATGTAACGGTGATACAATCTCTGAGGTAGTATTTAAATTAGCAACTGAAGTTTGTAGTTTAATAACAAATGGTGTTTCCGCAAATCCAAGCCTAACAGGCCTGGACTTAACATGTTTAAACATTAGAGGTGTAACACCAACTGAACTAGTTCCTGTTCTTCAGGCAATGATAGTTCAGATATGTAATAATTCAACTACAACAGGAACTCCAGTTCCTACTGCAGCAGATCTTCTTACATTACCAACTTGCTTACAATATACTGATTCAAACGGTAATCCTGTTACTCAAGTTTATTTAGAACAGTATGCTATATTAACTGCACAAAAAGTATGTAGTAATCTTGAAAGGATTATAGCTATTGAAGGTTCAATAGTTACAATTAATACTAGACTAAATACTATTGAAGCTTGTGTATTTCCAGGAGGAGTATGTGCTGTAGGAACTTCAAGTGAAGTGCAGATTATACCAACTTGCGTTAGTAATGTTGGTCAGCTAACAAATGTATCTGTTGTTGTATCTGCTTTAGAAATTGCATTTTGTGCTTTACAAACTGCTGTAGGAACACCTAGTTTAATTAATAATGCAATATCACAATCAGTTATTACTGGTTCTTATGCAACATTAACATCATCAAATGTAACATATAGTGGAATAGCAGGATGGAATAATACACCTACTACACTAGCACAATCAGTCCAGAATGCTTGGGTTGTTATAGATGATTTATATACATCAATATCAAGCATACAATCAACTTGTTGTCCTACAGGATGTGATTCTGTTATATTTAATTATTTGTCATCTGGTGTTATTAATTCATCAGGTATTATAGATGGTATACTTTTTGACTTTACAAATTCTGTAATACCATCAGGTTATTTAGATACTACAAATCATTCAATTATAACGTTAACAGATGCTGATGGAAGTTCTGTAACTACAACATTTAGCGTAGCTAACTTACAGAACTCAGGTTCTGGTTTAACAGTTAGTACTGGAACTTTAAATACTTTCCAAAACATTAGCATTACAGTAGACTTTTCAGTAACTGATACTATAGATACATGTGAGTCAATACAAAGCAGTGTTGTAAATGGTTTAATAACATGTCCTACAATGCTATTAACTGGAATAACAACAACAGGTGTAACAGTAAACTTTACTAACGTATTGGGTATAACTGCTGTATATACAATAGATATACTAGATGGATCTACTGTTGTAGATACATTTGTAATTAATTCACCTGGTGCTTCACCATCTCATTCATTTACAGGATTAAGTCCTAATACAAATTATATAGCCAGACTTACTGTAGCAATTGGTGGAGTAACAAAAGTATGTACAAATACTGTTGCCTTTCAAACAGTAAGTAACGCTTTACCTTGTACAAATGGTATGGATGTAGTATTTGTACTTGATTACACTCAAAGTATGAGTGGTGAGATTACAACAATTCAAAATGATATTCCTGGATTAGTTGCAGGTATAGTAACTTCTTCTGGTTCTAATGATTATAGATTAGCATTAGTTACTGCAGATGAATCTAATGTAGTTACACCAGATTATGGAAGTTGTATAGACTATACTGATTTACCTTTAAATCAAAGGTTATCTTTATTAGGAACAAATAATAATTATATATATACTACCTTCTGGGAAATATTCCAAAATAATAACTCATCAAGTTTTACAACAGCATTAAACTTATTAAATGGTGGAGTAGATACTACATGTATAAACATTGGAGATGGTAATGGAGTAGCTGAACCAACAGACTATGCGGCTCAATTAGCTGTAGCAGGCGGTTCTGTTCCAGGTGCGTTTAGAGCTAATGCAGCTAAATATGTAGTTATTATTACAGATCAATTACCAGGAGGTATATCAGATAGTTTTAACGCTGCAACATGGGCTGGTATTCAGAATATGATAGCTTATGCAAATACTAACGGAATTAAGTATGTTATATGTGGAGCGGGATCAACTTTAGGTGCAACTATAAATGGTGTTTACATTCAACCTTGGATAGAATTAGCTCAGCAAACAGGTGGTGCTACTACTACTTCTTACTTACCTACAACAATAAGTAGTGTAATAACAGGAACTTGTTAATAAAATAAAAATATAAAAAATGGCATGTAATTGTACAAAATGTAGTAAAAAGTGTAGTTGCGCTGATACAGCAATAACTAATGCATGTACTTATACTGATTGTAGTGTAGGAAGTGAAAGATGCGATGATGTGCAATGTGCATCATGCGTTAGCTATTGTGGTACTTCCTTTCAAATTGGTGATAGCGGTAGTCAAATAGTTATAACTTCTGGTGAAAGATTAGATTCTATTATTCAAAAGTTTTCTATGATTCTATCAAATGGATTAGGTGCTTGTACATCAAATGATCTACAGCATGATCCTTATAATGTTTATGCAGGTACAGTTACAAGTAGTACTATTTCAGTTATTTGGAGTGGTATATGGAGTAATAGTACTGGATTAAATATATATTATGATACTCAAGTTACACCATCAGGTTGGACTCTTGCAAATGCAACTCCAATTGTAACTACTGTAAGTAACTATACTATAACAAATTTAGTAGCTAGTACAGCTTATAAAATAAAAGTTGTTGATAATGGCAACAGTGCTGCATGTAAACCAATAGAGATTTTAATTTCTACACCAGCAGCATAAAAAAATACAACAGGTGGTGGTTTGTTGGTTTTCTACTACAAACGTTGGAAGAGGCTGGATTTATTCAGTCTCTTTTTTTTCTTATATTTACAAGGAACTTAACTAATATATAATGTATAACTTAAAAAAACAAGTTAAAGAAACTTTAAAATGGAAAAAGAACTCTTTATACTGTGCAGCTAAATTAGGAATTTTAGAATCTGAATATTTAAAACTTAAAAAAGAAATACTTACAGAAAGAAAAGCAGATAAAAAAAAGAACAAGTTATTATCAAATATATCTAAAGATATAGATGTTACGGAGTCAATTGATCTTGATAAAGGAACAGGTAAAATATCAGGTACATTTAATCATGAACCTAAAAGTGCAGAAGAAATAATAAAGTTATTAAAGATTAATACAGATATATGGAGATTGTCTCAATACTGGAATAAACAAATGGGCAATCACTGGCGGGTTTCTGCTTTAATATCTCAAGTTAAAAATCCAGAGCAAACTCTATTTAAAGATCTACTAGAGAATTGGAATCCTAAAGTATATAAAATACCTAAAGTAAACTTAAATACTATTAAATCAGATAATCCTGTGTGTGGTGTTATATCACTGCAAGATATTCATTTTGGTAAAGAAGGTAATGATACTATTGATAAGGACTTTGAGGATACAATTATATACTTAATGCAGAAGGCCATACCAGTTAATTATATAGAAAGAATGTATTTTGTTGTAGGGGGTGATTTAATTAACATGGATACGTTTAATGGAGCAACTACTGGTGGTACTCCTTTAGATAACTGTATGAGCGCTACAGAAGCTTATACGCAAGCTTTTGATGCCATGCATTGGGCAATCAATTATATTAAAGCTTTATGTAAAGAATTAGTAATTGTATATGTTCCTGGAAATCATGACAGATTATCATCATATCACTTAGCTCATGCATTATCTAAGTCTATACAAAGTGATGAAATCATCTGGGATATCAAATATGAAGAGAGAAAAGTTCATGTTTGGCATGATAACTTTAATGCATTTGAGCATGGTGATAAACGAAGTAAGAATAATCCTTTAATATACGCTTCAGAATATCCAAAAGAATGGGGTTCTACTAAGAATAGAACATTGTTTAAAGGGCATATACATACTGATAGAAAGGTAGAATATATGACCTCTAATGAAACAGCAGGTTTTATAGAGAAAACATTACCTAGTTTAGGTAAAGCAGATTATTATCATTATAGCAACAAGTATGTATGTAATAGAAGGTCTGGTAAATTAGAACTTCAACACCCTACTATGGGTAATATATGTGAATTAACTTATCAAGCCTTGTAAAGACCTCACTTTTATTTCATTAAGTGGGGTTTTTTTTGTAAATTATAAATGTAACTGTATGATAAATAATTTTAAGAAACCAAATCTAAAAGGCCCAAGATATAGGGCTAAAAGGCTTGGATTGTTAAATGCAAAAACAATTAAAGAATTTAAGGAAAAGAACCCTTTATATTCTGATATAGATAATAATAAATTAAAAAATATAATTAAAACATATAATGTTAGACTTTGGAAAGCTGTAATAGATAATAGAGATGGTGTTGAGTTGCCTGATTCTTTAGGTTATTTATTTATAGGAACATGCCCTTCATCAAAATTTAATACTAATTATTCGTTATCAAATCAATATGGTAAGGTTTTACAAAATAAAAATTGGGATACAGACGGTAATTTAGGTAAAATATTCTATACAAATTACTCAACTAAGTATAGGTTTAAAAATAGAGAGCTATGGGGATTTATAGCATGTAGAGACTTTAAAAGATCAGTGGCTAAGAGTTACCCTATAAACTGGACTAAATATCTAGTAATGAAAAATAAATATAAAGTTGCTCACTTATATGATGAGAATCCTGAAGAAACTAAGAAAACATTAGAAAATTATAATGAATTTGAAAAATAAAAAACATGGCAACAATAGCAGACGCAGTATCTAGAATTAGAGGCCAAGTAAAAGCAGGAGTTCAAGATGCTTTTGTTACTGATAGATATATTTATAGCTTGATAGAAAAGTATGCTCAGTTTCTAATGAGAAGGCAGGACTATGCAAATAAGTTATTAAAGTTTAACTCAGTGTGGAAAACATTACCTTATGTTGAATTAATTGATGTAGATAAAGTTGAAGCTCACTGTGCTGGTATACAAAGCGGTTGTACAATTAAACGTACAAAACTAAGACTACCTTCAATGTTTGAAGGCTACTGGGGTCCACTAATTCGTACTATTAGTTCAATAGATGGATCACAAGAACTACAGGGAACTCAACCAGGTACGTATACCTCATTAACAAAAAGCACTTCTTTTAGATATAACAAAACATTATACTTCTGGTGGTTAGATGGATATATTTATTGTCCAAATATTGCATGGGACGCAATTAAAGTTGAAGGTGTATTTGATTCAGACATAACTAAATGGGATTGTGATACAGAAAATGATTGCACTCCTAGATATAATCAAGAAATTTATATACCAGAAGCATTGTTTGCAGAAATAGAAAATCAAGTTATTGCTACTATGTCAGGCACATTACAGATACCATCTGAAGATTCAGACAATAAACGTAACCTAGCAAGAACTTAAAAATTATAACAATGGGAGTATCACAAAAATATAGAACATTTAGCCAATTAATGGAAGACGTATCTATTGATTTTTCTACTTATGCGTTAGAAGGAATGATAGAACCTGCTCAACTGATTAAAGTTGCACAAAGAGTAAACTATGATTTAGGGTTACGTATTCATAGAACTAAGGAAGTAGTTATAGATATAGAGCATGGTAGAGGTCAGATGCCTATGGATTTTCAATATTTAAATTATGCATTTAGATGCGGTGAATATAAGATTAATAGTTCTATGCCGTCAGGTACACATATAGAAACATTTAATGATGTACCATATGTTCCAGCACCCGGAGATACAGCACCATGTGAAGATGGAGTAGCATGTAAGAGCGTATGTGTTGTTAAAACATGTGATGATAAAAATGAATATCAATTAGTTCAAAGGATTGGTCCTAGTCAATTTAGAACTTTTACAAGCTGGACTGAATTAAGAATAAAAGACGTAAATGATAAAGTGTGTTATTGTCCAAGCTTAGGTGCTCAAGCATTAGATATAGCTGAGATTAAAGATAATTTTTTGGTGACTACATTTACAACAGGCAAAGTTTATTTGAGTTATCAGGGTGCTATGGAAAATGCTCAAGGTGACTTATTAGTTTTAGATCAACCATATTGCAATGAATATTATGAATATGCAATAAAGCAAAGGATACTAGAAAATATGATCTGGAATGGAGAAAATGTATCTCAGCAACTACAGCTAGTAGAATCTAGATTGAGAGGAGCAAGAAACAATGCTTTAGGTTTTGTTAATACACCTAACTTCCAAGAAATGCGAAAAGTTTGGAATATGAATAGAAGAGCTCAGTATCATAATTACTATAATATGTTTTTAAGTTATGCTCCTGCAAATCCTAGATTAGCTACAGCACCAACTTTATCATCAAGTTCATCAGCATCATGCCCAACTTGTTAAAGAGATAATATACCATGGCTAAAAGTAGATCTTCTAAAAATACACAACCACAAGGATCATCTTCAGTAAACACAAATGGTTTTACTAAAGGTATGAATAAAGATGTTGCACCTTCATTTGAAGGGCCTCAATCTTGGTGGCATGCTCGTAATGCAGTAAATAACTCAGAAGATGGTGATCTAGGTATGATAGGTAATGAACCATCTAACTTGCAGTGTGGTGTTATTCCATATACTGTAATTGGAGCTATACATAGATATGCTGATGAATGGGTAATATATTCTACAGATGATATTAATTCTGAGATAGGAAGGTTTGATGATAGTCAATGCAAGTATGAAACTATTGTAAATGACAAGTGCTTAAACTTTAATAGAAAGTTTTTAATAACCGGAGCAGCAAAAGAAAACTTTGATTGTACATGGCAGGTATACTGGGATGATGCTAATAATCCATCTCGTACTTTAAATATTGATAATGTACCATGGAATCAATTTCAAGTATCTGGTCCTGAAATTAACGGCTCTGATTGTGTAGAATATGAAGATGTAGTACCAAGAAGTTTAAACTGTGAAAAGATTAGACTTGCTCCATTGGTAGATACACCATGTATTGTACTATCTAAATCAGTTGACTCAGGTATAATTGCTAATGGAGCTTATCAAGCTTTTATAGCATATGTAGAAAATGAACAAAAAGTTACTGATTACATAGGTGTTTCAAATATACAAACCATATGGAGTCATCTTGGTACAAGTGGATCTTTAGATATTGAAGTTAGTAATTTAGATAAGGAATATGAATACTATGAACTTGTAATATTAAGAAGAAACCAAGGTCAAACTTCAGCTAAGAAGATAGGTATATACAGCGTTCAACAAAAAAATATAAACATTGATTTTATAGATGAGTCTTTAACTTCTGTTAATCTAGTAGAAATACCATTACGTAGTCCTGCTTATGAAAAGTCTGAATCAATGTTTGTTGTTAATGACTGGCTAATACGTCAAGGTCCCGTTGAGCAATTTGATTTTAATTATCAACCAATAGCAAATGAAATAAAAGTAAACTGGGTAACTAATTCTTTAAGCTCAAGTTATTATTATAAAGGAGGTAATAAATTTAACTTTTTACGTGATGAGCAATATGCATTCTTTATAAGGTGGATATACAATACAGGTGAAAGATCTTCTTCTTATCATATTCCAGGTAGAGCACCGGAACAGTTTACTACACCTCTAGGAGAAGAATATAGTGAAGACGAAATAATATATGGTGATAATGTATTAAGCCCAAATGGTGATCCGTTATTTAAAGTATATAACACAGCTTCAGTAGAAAATTTGTTTGAAAATACTGTACTTCCTGATGATAGTTTATTAACATCATCTGGTAAAATGGGTTATTGGGAATCAACAGAAAGATATCCAAATGAACCTGATATATGGGGTGACCTATGCGGAAAACCAATTAGACATCACAAAATGCCTTCTGAAGAGACAGGGCCAACTCTTCATTTATCAAATACAGGCGGTGATAATATAAACATATTAGGTGTTCAATTTAAAAACATTGGTAGACCTAAGTTTAACGATGGAACTTATATACCTAACGTTGTAGGATATGAAATACTTAGAGGTTCTAGATTAGGTGCAAAGTCAATATTAGGAAAGGGTATATTTAGAAATATGCGTGAGTATACTATTCCTAATGGTGAGAATTTAATTGGTGGAAATGTACAAGGTTTATATCCTAATTATCCGTATAATGATTTAAGAGCTGATGTATATTTTCATGATGGTAATGCTAATTCAATTCATAGAACTGAGGGTTGTGATACTTATTCACAATCAATAACAAACTTTAAACCTTTAACAGGATATTCTAAAAGTGTATTTAGTTTTTCATCTCCTGATTTAATGTTTACTAAACCATTTCTGAATGCTTATGAAACAAGGATTTATGGAGAAGTAAGTGGTAATTCTAGTGGTTACTTTAAAGCATCAGAAGATCATCCTCAATTTAAATTACTAAGAAATGGAGCTGCAATAGTATCTTCTATTATTGGTGTTGGTTATGCTATGCATAAAGTATTAGGAACAAGAAGCAAAACTATAGAAGGTGCTAAAGGTAATTATCAATTAAATGATTGGTCTAGTTTTTTTGGTAGCGGTCTTTCGACCGGTCCTTTTGGTGCAAACTTTGCATCCAATGTTACTGTTGTAGGAACTGCTCTTCTAGCACAGACAGCAACTCAACTTGTATTAGACGAATTACTTGATAATTTTATTGGTTTAGCTGATCTTTATGTAGGTGGTACAGCAACACAGGCACAAGATATTCTTACTGCTTCAGCTCAAACAGCACTGGGTGCTTTACCTGGTGTATTAGGAGGTACAACAACTATTACACAATCTAATGATTCATCAGAGTCATCATTACCATCGTTTGTAAGACTAATTGTTGGTAATTTAATGGCTAAAACTAATATTGCAATAGGTGGAGATGAGATATTAGAATTAATTTATAACTTAGTTAATAAATCTGATTTTGTATTTAAGTATAATTCTTATGGATTTTTTAATTCATTTGATAAAAATAACACGGGATTATTTAGAATTAAAAATACAGATTCAAATTACTTAGGTCAATCATTTCAGTCATTTGATAGCGGAAAATATAAAATCAATAATTTATTTAGACCATCTACTGTTGCTGTTTCTTTAAATAAAGATATTGCTGATCCATCTATAATTGATACATCAAGATTTACAATTGGTGGAGATGTTAATACAAATGGTATAACAGATGATTATGGTGATGATCTTTTAACTGACCCATCAACTAAACAAAAAAGAACTATATCAGCTTATTATGGCGCTCTTAAATTTAATTTTGATAATCAATATGGTCAGCTATCTGGTATAAAGCAAGTTCAAATGAGAGGTTGTGTTCAGCTTTTAGATGATACGAAACCTGATGAATATTTATATACTAGTGATCCAATATTTTCTGGTGATACTTTTGTATCTAGATATACTGAAAAAGTTATAATGCCAATATTTGCACAATATTTATTAGGACAACCTGATGAGTTTACTTATGATTACTCTCAACATGTTAATATACCTTATCCTAGATTTTGGTTAAACTCTCAAAAATTTGATATGAGTGTTTTGGCTAGTGAAATTTCAACTTTAACTTTTGCAACTTCTAGTGAATTAGATGCTAAGTTTCCTAACGATTTATTTTATTTAGATAGAGGAGAAAATAGTTGTGGTTCAGGTTTAGGTGCAATCTTTGGTACTAATGGTGATCCTAATCCTAAGTTTTCTATGAGATACGCATATATGTATTCTCATGTTAATGGTATATTAGACTTTTTTGTTGAATCTGATATAAATTTAGATCAGAGAGATTGGGAAGATGAACCCAAAAAGAAAATATATAGTATATATGACAATAATGATATAGATGAACTTTTCCATGCTAAGATAGAAAAGGATGATAACTTTTATAAGTACGATGAGTCATTAAGTACAAGCAAGTTTCCTACACAATTATCTTCATTTGGTGAGATACAACCTTTAGACTATGATCCTTACACGGCAGAGTCTTGTTTTGTAAATTACCCTAAGAGACTAATATACTCTTTACAAGCTCAAGAGGAATCTAAAAGAGATTATTGGAGAGTGTTTTTAAATTTTAATTACAGAGATTTTAAAAATGAGGTTAGTGTTATCAAGCCAATTAATAAAAGTGGTGCTATAATATTCTTTCCTTATCTATCACCTCAAATGTTTCAAGGAC